AGTTGTTTTTAGAGTTGTACCTTATAAAGTTGATTCAAGTGCTGTTTTGCCTCCTAATGCAAAAAGACCTAAATTAGAAAATATAAAGAAACAATCTTTAAAAGAATACAATTATATCTATACTGGTAAAAATACTGAAATTGTTGATTTTAATATTGAATTAAATGCAGGATTTTATACATCTTTAAATGCAGATGGTAATAAAAACGGGCCTAAGAAAGAATTAGGTGCAGCTACTAGCGGAGCCGCACAATTGTCTGCTTTAGATCAAGCAAAATATAATGCTATTTCTCAAGCTCCTTATGGTAATTTGCCTAATACACAAGGAACACCTGTTGTAGTAAAACAAGATACTATTAAAACTTCAACAGGAAATCAAGGCGGCACCGGAGTAGATGATGAAGTCACTAGAGTAGCAAGACAATTCCAAGACATCATTACTAGCGGAATAGACATGCTTACGTTAGACTTAACTATATTAGGCGATCCGTATTATCTTGGCGATAGCGGTATGGGAAACTATTCTGCTAAAGGAGTAGAAGGATTTGATAATATTACATCTGATGGCGGCATGAATTATCAAAACGGTGTTGTTGTAGTAACAATAAATTTTAGAACACCGATTGATTTGAATCAAGATACAGGGTTTTTTAATTTTGGAGATACAAGACCAGTCCTTCAATTTAGCGGGCTATATCAAATTCAACAAGTATTAAGTGAATTTAATAGAGGTAAATTTAAACAAACTTTAAAGATGTTTAGATTAAAAGGACAAGATAATCCATCTGCTCCAGAATCTACACAAGCAAGTCTAGTAGCATCGGAAAATACGCAAGATGCAGCCACATTTAATAAGAACACGAATCAAAGTATATTAAATGCTATTGGAGTCAGATCTAATACTAATAATGTCAATGCCAGTGTTCCTAATACATCGTTACCAGGAATAGTTAATTAATGAGTGCTACAGAAAAAAGAGTTGGAGTTACACAAAGTCCTCAAGACCCAGGACCTTTTATTGCTAAGGTTGTGAGCAATTATGATCCTACTTATATGGGAGGATTAGAAGTTCAACTTATTACAGAAGTAGGTAGCGATGATTCGGTTTCAGGACAGCTTCATCCTGTAAAATATCTTAGTCCGTTTTACGGAGTGACAAACATTGATTATGTAGGACAAGAAGACGACTACAATAATACACAAAAAAGTTATGGAATGTGGTTCGTTCCACCTGAAGTTGGAACATTGGTATTAGTTATTTTTGTAGGTGGAGATCCACGTAAAGGTTATTGGATGGGCTGTGTGCAGGAAGAAAATATGAACTTTATGATTCCTGGTTATGCAGCTACTAAATTTAAAAACAGTGGAGTTGCAGAAAGAGTTCCAGTTGCAGAATATAATAAAGTTGCAAAAGGCACAACATTAGACCCTACTAAAATTCTTAAACCTGAACATCCGTTAGCAGAAATTTTAAAAATACAAGGACTAATTAACGATGATGTTAGAGGTATTACAAGTAGTTCAGCTAGAAGAGAAACGCCTAGTCTTGTATTTGGAGTTAGTACACCAGGACCAGTAGATAAAAGATCAGGTGCTAAAAAGGGAAAAATTGGTAAAGCAGAACATAAAATTGCTAATGCATTTGTTAGTAGGTTAGGAGGTTCAAGCTTTGTCATGGACGACGGAGATGATAAATTCTTAAGGAAAAAATCTCCAGCAGAAGGCCCTCCAGAGTACGCAGCAGTTGAGCAAAATGAAAGAGGTGATGTTACTAGACCTCATAATGAATTAATTAGATTAAGAACTAGAACAGGTCATCAAATAGTTTTACATAATTCAGAAGATTTAATTTATATAGGAAATGCTAGAGGAACTGCATGGTTAGAACTAACCAGTGATGGAAAAATAGACATTTATGCAGAGGATAGTATTAGTGTGCATTCAAAACAAGATTTAAATTTTTATGCAGACAGAGATATAAATCTACAAGCAGGTAGAAATTTTAATACAAAAATTGCAGGAGAAATGCATACTCATGTGAATAAGGATCACATATTAATTGTTGATGCTAATCAAAAAATTCATATAAAGAAAAATGTAGATAGCACAATAATTGGAAATTCTAAAGAAAAAATTAACGGTAATTTTGATTTGAATATTACAGGCTACAATTATCAGACGTCTGGTGGCGCGAATCATACCAGAGCTAGTAGAATAGTAGAAACTGCAAGCAGAATCGATATGAACGGACCATCAGCAGCTACAGCAGCTACAGCAGAATTACCTAAACAACTAAAAACCCATCAACTGCCAACTGATACAGGGAACATTAGAAATATGATTATGAGGAGAGTTCCTACACACGAACCGTATCCTCAGCACGAGAATTTAGATCCTACAAAATATAAAGCTACAAAAACAGATAGAGATATAGATGGAAGGTATGAGGGCGAAAGTACTTCAATGAAAGATGCTGCATCTTATTGGAAAAAATACGGACATCCTACTGATACCTTTGAAAAACTAAAAGGTTCGGAGTAAAAAATGAGTGCAAATTCTAAATTATATGAAAAAATTGTTTTAAAAGGGTCTACTCAAAATCAAACAATTCCTGGAACTAAAACTTATAAGGGGTTTAGTTCAATCTCAGCAGATGCTAATAGTTATTCTTTGTATGATTTTGCATTGATAAAACAAGATTTATTAAATCATTTTAACATACGTCTCGGAGAAAGACTAGAACAGCCAGAATTTGGTACTATTATTTGGGATGTAATTTACGAACCTTTAACAGATGAAGTCAAAGATTTAATTAGAAAGAACATTGAAACTATCATTAATTACGATCCTAGAGTTCAGGCACAGGATATTATAGTAACATCTTACGAAAGCGGCATTCAAATAGAATGTACTTTGACATATTTGCCCTATAACATAAGCGAATCCTTGCAATTAAGATTCGATCAAGCTAACGGATTAATTAGTTAATTAACTACGCACATTTCAAAATACGCTAAATATTAGATACATAGGAATAGCGTATGTCAGCAACTGATAGACAGAATAGACTTCTAGTCGCAGAAGACTGGAAAAGAATTTACCAAACTTACCAAAATGCCGATTTTCAAAGCTACGACTTTGAAAACCTACGCAGGGTAATGATCAATTATATTAGAGAAAATTATCCTGAAGACTTTAATGATTATATTGAAAGCAGCGAATATCTTGCTTTAGTAGATCTTATTGCGTTTATGGGGCAAAGTATTAGTTTTAGAACAGATCTCAATGCAAGAGATAATTTTTTAGAGTTATCAGAGCGTAGAGAAAGTATTTTAAGACTATCGCGATTATTAAGCTATAATGCTAAAAGAAACATTTGTGCTAGCGGACTATTAAAGTTTAGTACAGTATCTACTACACAAAACATTTTTGATTCTAACGGAAGAAATTTATCAGGACAGGTTATTGGGTGGAACGATCCAGCTAATCCTAATTGGTATGATCAATTTATTAAAGTTATGAATGCAGCACTTCCTTCGTCTGCACAGTTCGGAACCCCTGTTGATAAAGCTGAAATTTACAGTATTCCATCAGAACAATATAGATTTCAAAGTGCGAATGCTGATGTACCAGTTTACACCTTTACTAAGGCAGTAGATGGTCGTAACATGGTTTTTGAAATAGTATCTACAAGTTTTAAAGACTCGTCTGACATTTATGAAGAAGCTCCGTCAATTGGTAATATATTGGCCTGTATCTATAGAAATGACGGTAAAGGTAATGCTAGCCAAAATACTGGATTCTTCCTGTTATTCAAACAAGGAACATTGAATCAAGGAACATTCGAAATAACTCAACCTAGCACAAATGAAACAGTGGACATCGATGCTATTAATATTAATAATTCAGATGTTTGGTTATATCGTATCGATCAAAATGGTTTAGAAAGCGAATACTGGAAGCAAGTTCCAAGTTTAGAAGGCAATAATGTAATTTTTAATAGTTTGAATAAAGCAATACGTAACATTTATTCGGTCGTTACCAGAGCCGGAGACAGAGTTAGCATTGCATTTAGTGATGGAACTTTTGGTAATTTACCATTAGGAACTTTTAGAACTTATTACAGAGTAAGCAATGGTCTAAGCTACACAATTAATCCAAGAGATATTAGAAATGTTTCTGTTGAAGTTCCGTATGTTTCAAATACAAATCAAGTAGAAACATTGACAATTTCTTTAAATTTACAATCTACAGTAGCTAATTCAGCTGAGACAGAGTCAAACGAGAGTATAAAAAGCAGAGCACCTGCTACCTATTATACTCAAAACAGAATGATTACTGCTGAAGACTATAATGTTAGTCCGTTGAGCA